ATCCACACATGTTGCATGAGTCGTAGTTTGGAAGGAAGATGTTATCACGTCTTGCTCTTTCAAACATGTCTACAAGTGTCTCAATCTTATCGTCCGTGTAGGGAGATAGGTCAATCACTTCAGACAATTCTTGTTTACGTGCCATCCAGTAGTAACCAATGTTGGCTTCAATACCGTACTTCTTCTTGAGTCCATAGCGATAGAAGGCTGGCTGTAGCCCTGTCTTAGGGGTTGTCTTGCCGGTCTTAATATCTACCACTGCGTAGATGCCAGTCTCAATGTGCTGCATCACTCGGTCTAAGTACATCTTTACAGGTACACCGTTGATGTCGCAGCTAATATCAAGCTCCACCATAGGTGAGCCGTCAGGTAGTTTGGCTATCTGCCATACATTGACCTGCTCTTCACGCCACTGTACCCAGTTAGCAAAGAACTTATAGCCATTGGTGAACCACCAGTCGCCATCTTCAGGGTCGCGCTTAGCATTGGCTACACGCCATCCGCTTGCTTGAGATAGGTCGTACTCTTTACGCTCTAACTCAGTGGACTTCCATGAAGCTTTCCATAAATCTAATAGGTCAAAGCTCATGCTGACACTTCCATATCGAATTCTTTTTCGTGGACGAGAGTACATTTTGTACAGACGTAAACTTTGTACTGTAAGTACCAACGCTTGTGAAGTTTTTTGCCTTCAGCTGAGCACATATTGCAGGCAGCCATGGTTTCACGGATTTAGTCTGTCGTAGGTTTCAGTTGCATGGTGCACTGCTGAGCCACCGTAGAACCACCACGCTGGTGTCTCTGCCACGCCTTGCACTCGGGATAGATAGTACTTCCACCCGCACTCAAGCCATGTGGTCAGTGAGCTGTAACTTATATGGTCGGGGAGTTTCTCCCCACTAATTTCAATCATGCTTGCTCTCCTTTGATGCTCTCTCTTTTAGGTATAGACAGTGCAGGGAAGGAGAGAGCCAAAACCTGCACTGCCATTCGTTACCTTACCACACTACAACTGCTCTCGCAGCTAACGGAGTAGTGTGTTAAGACGCTAACCGTGTCCAAGCACACGGATAGCAATAGTTGCGGGCTTCATTGAAGTCCCATGTTGGAACCCAGATAGGTACATCGCACTGCCAGCATTTAGTTTCAATGCACTTGGTCATGGTTGGAACGTCGATGCTCATAAGCTTACCTCTTTTTCATGCTTGCACTTCTCGCAGATAGCGTTACCAATATCGCCTTCTACATACATTGTTACATCTTCATTCTCATGAAGACATGACGGACATTCCCATGTCCAGTCTCTCTCAATTACATTAACTCCACTGCTCATATTACTCTCCTTAGTAGTAGCCATTCTTGCGGTGGAAAGCCCAAGCTATGGATGGCTTTCCGTACCGGTGTTTAATATAGTCCATTCCCATCTCAATTTGTTGAGGCGCAGGAATGTGTGTGTCCATGCCTAGAATCTGTGGGATTCCACCAGCATGAGAACCATCAGGGGTTTTCTCATGGTTGTAAGCCATAGGATTCCAATGACTTTCGACTGTCCATAACTTAACAAGTGCTTTGTATTCTCCGCGCTCATCCCAGCTATGGGTGTGCATGATTGCTTTGGCATAGGCTTTTGCCATGCCCTGTGTCCAGAACTTATTAGGTAAGTCCGGTCCACACTTGAATCTGTGCGCTAACTCTAACGCTTTTGCTGTGGTAGGGAACCCAAACAGGGATGCAAGGGTTAAAACTAAACTGCTTATTCCTGCCATCATTTTTTGCTTAGTGGTCATGCACTTTCCTTTCGTTAAGCGTCTACCTCTACCTGTCGGCTATCCATCTTCTCAATGGATTGGTAAACGTGGCGCTTGGTATAAGTAACTAATCCGTGAACTAGCACCCACCTCTCGCGCTCTTTGGTGTCCATAACGTCCCAGTCTTTAGGTAATCTGCTGACTAAGAACGTGCGGTCAAGAAACGAGGTGAGTTTAACTTCTACCTCAATCACTCGTCGCTCTTTCCCATGAACTCTAGATGTTGTTGGATTAACTCTTCGCTTATCCCTGCTTCAGGTCGGCTAACCTTCTCGGTTAGGTCAAGCTTCATGTTGTGGACTAAATCTTCTAACTCTCCTACTGTGAAGTGCAAAAGCCCAGTGTCGGCTTGGTTGATGGCGTAGACCATGCGCTTGGTTAGCTTGTCCAGCATCTCGCTTAGTGCTTGCGTGTTCATGTCTCTCTCGTTTCTGCGCCACCGATTGGCGCGGGTTAAGGGTAGCAGGTCGGCTTTCCAGCCTGTCAAGTTTTGAGTGAACGCGGTGGGTCGCGTGTTAGTAGCCGTTCCCGCACTCGGTGCGGGTGTGCTTGAGTCGTAGGCGCTTCGCCTCTTTCAGGTTCGGGGTGTAGACGTGCCAAGAGCAGGAGCCAGACCCGCAAAGGGTAAGCCACTCCTGCCCGTGGTAGTCGTATTCATAGCAAGCCCCGCGCCGTTTGCGTGGGGTCAGGGTTTCCAAGCGGTATCACACTCCCAGCCCTCAGCGACCCAGTGGCAGCCGACCTCTTTCGTGTGGTGTTTGAGGTAGTCGAGCCCCGCAATGAGCCCCACAAGGGCTAGCAGGTAGGCAAGAGATACCACTATCCGCCCGCGCCGTGTGAGCCTCATGCGTTCACCTGCCAGTCTTGCCAGTTGTACCGCGCTCCCTTTGGTGCGGTCTCTCGGATGAGAACTACCCCGCACGGGCAAGAGGCTTGCACCTTGGTGTAATCGTCAGCCTCTCGGCGTTCTAAGACCGTTTCGGTGCCCCATGGTTCGTGCTTGTGCGGGTTCATCGCTTGCCCCCGTGTTCGCACTCGTCAATAGGTCGAAGACAGTCGCCACAGTAAACGGGCTCAGCCTTTACCTCGCGGTTAGAATAGTTTCGGAATCGTTGACAGGCTTCCTCTGTGAAACTGAGGAGGTCGTAATCGTCCCAAGCGTCCCCGTCTTGCTCTTGTGCGCTGATAATTAGGTCAACGGTCGCACCATCGGGGGCGCTTTCCGCCCCTTCAATGTATGCGCGGAAGTTGTCATCACTCTCGATGATGTTCTCCAAGTCTTGCCGTGTAAGGTCTAGGGTGCCCATGCTATAACCACTCCTGTCGCAAGACGTAGCCCGCACGGTCTGATAAGTCTTCGTCAGCGTAGAGCGCATAAGATAAAGAGTTCACAAGGTGAAAGCCCATATCCATGCCCGCGCCGTGGGTTCTAATGACGTTGTAACCGTTGCGCTCTTTGAGGCTCTCGCAGGCTCTAGAAGCTTTGGAAGCGCTCCAAGTTATGTTGATGAGTTTCCCTTCATGCATAGTAAATAGGGAGATGTCTCGACTCATTCCCGAAGAGGAAACGTGGCGGAGGATGGTGTAGACCGTTGGGCGTTCTTGCTTGATAAACACCTCACGGAGCCACTTCTGTTGATGTTCGCGCTCTTGCTGCGCTTCTTGCTTCTTGGTGAGTGTTGCGGTAGTCATATTCTCTCTCTTTCGTTGTCTGATGGTCTCATCAGCGAGCGCCGTTACGCTCAGACACGGCTTGCGCCGTGTTTCGACCTATTCTAGCGGTTCGTCAAAGTAAATCAAGATACACGCCAGCACCATAACAGGCACAAGCAAAATAGCCAGCAGACCGAGCATTACTCGCCCCCTTTCCATGTGTTGATTAGGTCACCGATTAACCCAATAATATCTGCGTCTGTAAACTTCTCGCCGTCTAATTCGGTGAGGCTGGTAATCTGGTCTAGAACCTCGCCCGCTGTCATGCGCTCACTTGCTTAGATAGAATTTTGCGAATTTGAGAACTTAACCTAGGGTCAATAATTGGCTCGTCTGCTAAAATTTTATCCACCACATACAAGGCATAAGGGCAATCAAGTTCCTTTGTTAGTTTATTTATTAAAGTTAGTTTATTCATGCTGACACCTTTACACGGTCTAGGTTCACCCATGCAGAGCCGGAACCGCCGACAGGTGAGACCTCAAGGCGGGACACGCCGTAAGAGTTCTTCACATCTTCAATAACCACAGGGAAGAGGAATTCCCCTTCCCTTAATAGGGCTGTGGTGCCGATTAGTTTCATGAGTTCTTTCATGATTAGGCACCTACCTTTGCAAGATAAACTGGGGCAGCATCGCAAGTCAGGCAAGGTTGCTCGGCGCCGTACTGGCTCCAGTTTGCAACATCAGTTGCACCGCAAGAATCACACTGAACTTTTACAACTTTTGGCATTTTTCTCTCCTTTTGTGGCGCTCTTTGCGCCTGTAGGTGTAACTGTAGCATACAGGCACACCGTGTCAAACGTTTAGTGGTCATAGTTTCTGCGTGACTGGTCACCTGTTTACTGTGACGCAGGTCACACCGCGCAAGGGATAACAGTTAGCACTCACAGCCCGACAGTGCTAGCGCTTAGAGGCACAGAGTGCCAGCCGTTCTCAGGAAACTCTCAGGAAGGATAGAACTCTCAGGACTGAAACCCTTGCCCTGTTCTGTGGATAACCGAGAGCATGGGCGGAGCCCTTGCCTGTGCTGTAGCAGATAGTCAGACAGGGGCGCAGAGTCTCGACCTATGGGAAGAGAGTCGTAGCCCTAACAGTCCGCAGAATGGCAGGCAGACAGGCAGAAAAAGACAGGCTTTTGACCGTAGGGCTTTTAATATGCCGTCGCTATGTATGTATTTACTCACCCTAAAATTTTCTTGGGATATAGTGACAGCTCTGACCAGCACTTTTACCTATGCTGTAGGGGTAAATAAAAATAGTTTAGAAAAAAGCGTTCGTTTGGGGTGTTTGAACGGATTAATACTGTATAGAGCAGTTTCTTTTATTCGGCAGGTTTTATTACCTGCCTCATACTGTGACAGACTGTACTGCTATACAGTAGTTTGTAAGCAGCATAGGTCTGCCTACACACAGGTTTAGAGCACTCAAGACGCCCCGGACGGGGGCGGCGGGGTGTGGATAACTAAGGGATGGCAATGGCAGGATTTGGTAAAGGCGATGAACACTTTCGCGCAAAGGAACTTAGGGACAACAAAGCCAAGGTAATTGAGCTTGTCCGTAATGGTGCTACCACCCACCAAGCCATGAACATGGTGAACAAGAAGCCAGACACAATCAGGCAGTGGATACAGCGTGACTCCGCGTTCGCTGAAGCTCTCGCAGAGGCGAAGGAACAAGGAGAGTCAGAAGTCTTTCAGACTGCTGGCACTACCAAAGACAAGATTGGCTTCTCAGAGTTTTCTAAAATTTTTCTAGGGCAGACGGTATTCCCCCACCATCAGAACTGGGTGGACTTACTGGAGAGTAACGAACCTAGCTGGCTCCATCCTTCGATGATTTATGAGCAAGGGGAAAAGAACCGTATCCTTTGCAACGTGCCCCCTGAGCATGCTAAGTCAACTGTGGTCACGGTCAACTACCCGACCTACCGAATTGCCATGGACCCAAATGTCCGAATTATTGTAGTTTCTAAAACATTGGTCAAAGCAAGAGAATTCGTCTACTCTATCAAGCAGCGTCTATCTCACCCTCGCTATCTTAAACTTCAGAACACCTATGGTCCGGAAGGTGGCTGGAAGCAAGACGCAGACACATGGAAGACTGATACGGTCTATCTGGGAGCCGATGCTCGTAACTCGAGCGAAAAGGACCCTACCCTTCAAGCCTTGGGTATGGGTGGTCAGATTTATGGCGCACGTGCAGACCTGATTATCCTAGATGACTGTATCACCACTGGTAACGCCCATGAGTGGGAAAAGCAAATCAACTGGCTCCAGAAGGAAGTTATTACCCGTCTGGGTAAGAACGGTAAGTTACTAGTTGTAGGGACACGAATTGCAGCTAACGACCTCTATAAAGAACTTCGTAATGCTAAGCACTGGTCCGGTGGTCGTAGCCCTTTTACTTATATGGGCATGCCTGCAGTACTGGAGCTTGGTGACGACCCTAAAGATTGGGTCACGCTCTGGCCTAAGTCAGACGTCCCGTGGGACGGAGACGAAGAAATCCCGGCGGACGAAGACGGCTTCTTCCCCAAGTGGGACGGAGTTACGTTATTTAAGCGTCGCTCAGAGGTTACTCCTAGCACGTGGGCTCTCGTCTATCAGCAAGAGGACATCCAAGAAGATTCAGTCTTCCCCCCAGCATTGGTATCGGGAAGCACAAACGGGGCAAGAAGAGTCGGACCTCTAAAACCCGGCGCTGTCGGACACCCTAAGAATGTTGAGACCTACACAATCGTAGGACTTGACCCAGCGGTTGCTGGCAAGACTGCACTCGTTGCTCTTAGCTACAACAAAGCGGACGGAAAGATTTATGTACTTGACTGCCTCAATATGGCAGAAGGTACATATCAGAAAATTCGGGCAGCTATCGAAGCGTTCACTGAACGCTACCGCCCACAGGAAGTGCGTATTGAAATCAACGCATTTCAGAAAGCCTTTGAACTTGATGAAGACTTACGTAACTGGCTCGCAGGACGAGGCGTCAGACTTAACTCACACTTCACTGGCAAGAACAAATGGGACACTTCATTCGGCGTGGCTTCTATGTCAACGCTATTCGGAACAACCCGTGAAGGTGACCACCAAAAGAACAACCTTATTGAGCTACCTTCTAGCGAAGGTTCCGAAGGAATTAAAGCTCTAGTACAGCAACTCATCACATGGCGTCCGGACACTAAAGCTCCTACCGACTGCGTGATGGCAATGTGGTTCGCAGTCATTCGTGCCCGTGAACTTATCCAGCAAGGAACAAGAGTTACCCCTTACCTCAACAACAGGTGGGCAACTAAGTCTCAGATGGAACAACGTTACTCAATTAATCTCGAAGACGCTTTCGCAGAACAGTGGTCCGAGACCTACGGATAGGAAAACAAATGCCTTGGAGAAATGACGCTACACCTCGCAACACTGTAAAAGCTGGCAACCCACGCACAAGCGAACTTGCTGGTAAGACCGGCATTCTTGCTGGTGACCACATGGGTGGACACTCAGATGTTGCAAACATTCAGACTAAGTTAGCATCTTACGGTCTTACACCCGGCAAGGCTAACCCTAATAAGATGCTCGGCAAGTAATTTAACTTTCAACTAAAGGACTATTATGGCAAACCCATCAAGCTCTCGCCCAACTCCATCTGCTCGTACAACAGCAGGTATTGCTGGTAAGAATGGAGCCAATGTAGCTCCAATCAACAAGGCAACCACACCAGCGGCTCACAAGATTAGCCCAGTCCCGGGTGGTAACAAGTCAGACGCTGCCAAAGCAGCAGCAGCAGAGTCAATGTTCGCAAAGGACGTCGCTGCAGGCAAGGTCAAGAATCTAGACGCAGAGCGTCAGATGATTCTCAAGAAGACCGGTGCTTGGCCTAACGGCGCTACCAATTAATTTAACTTTCAACTATCTAAGGACAACTAGATGCTAACCATTCCTCAAGTCATTTCGCGTGTGCAGACGCTGCGTTACCGCAACACGTCACGCGACATGCGTAATGGTGATGTCCAGATGGTACGTCAGGGAAAGATTTCTCAGGTATATCCTAACTTCTTCCCAGATGGTATCGACCAGAACGTAGTTGCAAACTTTATCGACATTGTTGCCCGTGACCTTTCAGAGGTTATGGCACCACTGCCAGCTATCAACTGCTCTGCAGTCAATCAGACTTCAGACCGCGCCCGCACCTTTGCGGATAAGCGCACCCGTATTGCATCTAACTATTTCCGTCATTCGGACATGCAGGTGCAAATGTACAACGGTGCAGACATGTACCTCTCATATGGTTTCCTCCCGTTCATTATTGAATTGGATGAAGAAGCAAAGCTACCACGCATCAGACTAGAAAATCCTGTCGGAGCTTATCCGGAGTTTGACCGCTATGGACGATGCATAGCTTTCGTTAAGCGTTACTCGTTAACGCTAGGTGAATTGGTAGCCCAGTTCCCTGACTTTGAACGCCAAATCCTAGGTCCGGACGGATACAAACAAGACCTTAATGGCATGATAGAGATGATTCGCTATTATGACAAGGACCAAAGCGTTCTTTACTTACCATCACGCTCTAACTTTGTGATTTCACAAGTGCCTAACCCACTGGGCAAGATGATGGTAATTATCGCCAAGCGACCAAGTGTTGATGGCGAACTTCGTGGACAGTTCGACGATGTGCTCGGCATTCAGTTGCTACGTAACCGATTTGCTTTGCTTGCTATGGAAGCAGCAGAGAAGTCCGTTCAAGCACCAATCGTTCTGCCTAATGATGTGCAAGAACTTCAGTTGGGTGGAGACGCAGTTATTAGAACTGCTAACCCTGCAGGCGTACGGCGTGTGGAACTATCGCTACCTCAAGGAGCATTCACAGAGCAGCAACTGCTCAACGATGAACTCCGCGTAGGAGCACGTTACCCAGAATCGCGTACCGGAAACATGAAGGCATCCATCGTCACTGGTGAAGGAGTCCAAGCTCTTCTAGGTGCCTTTGATACTCAGGTGAAGTCAGCACAAGCAATCTTTGCCGCGGCTTTGCGGGATGTAATTTCCCTTTGCTTTGAAGTCGACGAGAAGCTTTTTGATGAAACAAAAACTATCCGTGGTGTTGATGCAGGTTCGCCATACTCCCTAACTTATTCTCCTTCAAAGGATATTAAGAGCGACTATTCTGCTGATGTTCGTTATGGCATGCTCGCTGGGTTAGACCCAGCACAAGGACTTATTTTTATGCTCCAAGCTCTTGGTGGAAAGCTAATCTCCAAAGACATGGCTATGCGTGAACTTCCATTCAATGTGAATGTCACGCTTGAACAAGAGAAGATTGAAACAGAAGACTTGCGTTCTGCCTTAATTGGCTCACTACAAGCTTCAGCACAGGCTATCCCACAGATGGTCACACAAGGCCAAGACCCTACTGCGCTTGTATCAAAGCTTGCTAAGGTTATTAAGGCCCGCCAAAAGGGGATTCAAATTGAAGATGCTATCGAAGAAATCTTCGCACCCGAGAATCCTCCTGCTGGCAGTGAACAACAGGTTGAGCAGGCGTCCGTCCCCTCTGCTCCCGGCGCTCCAGCAGGAGGCGCTCCTGAACAACCTCCAGTAGGCGGCCCTGAAATGGCTGGACCAGCTGGTGCAGCACAACCAACAATGCAATCACTCCTAGCGGGGTTAAATGCAGCAGGACAACCAACAGGCGGAGTAAGTACACGACAAGTACGACCAGTTAGATAGGAGAAATCATGGCAACCCCACGCAAAAGAGTAACAAAACCCAAGACGGTTGCCGATGAAACCTATAACCCGCTTGAGATGTATTGCATTTGGCTTGATGAATACTACAGAGCCTTGCGTAAAGCTGGGTTTAGTACAGAAAATGCGCTTTGGCTTGTAGCAACAAAAGAATCTTTCCCTGAATGGGTGTCATACAAAGCTCCTACTGAGCAAGACATTCGAAATTTATTAGATGAGGACGAGGATTAATGGCTGAAAATCGTGGCGGTTATCGCCCAACTGCTCCTCAAAACAATTATGGCGTTTCAGCAACTGGCGGTAACGGCTCAAGTGCAGCAACACAAGCTGCTCGTTACGTGTCAGGCTTGCCCTTCGGACAAGGCAAGCAAACTCTTGCACAGCAACGCGCTGTTCCAATGGCGGGAACCCCAGCTGCTCAAGCAGCTGCAGCAGGTGCACCAGCAGGTGCTCCAGCTTCTATGGGTGAAGCCATGCCACAGCCGGGTCCATCTGTAGTACCTCTTACAGAGCCTACACAGCGTCCTAACGAGCCTATCACCGCAGGTATTGACATGGGTCCGGGACCGGGTTCTTCTGTCCTAGGAATGCCACAGCAAGCCGAGCAGACTGGTCTTCAGAATGCTCTTAACCTTTTGAATCAACTAGGAGACGGTGCCTCAACACAAGTTAAGTCCATCAGAAATGCGCTAGAGGCGCACATTAGTAACAATCCAAAGGGGTAACGAGTGGCATCATTCGCAAACCCAGCGGCAGATAATCTTGCCGCCCGCTTAGATTTGTTGCATCAAAATGGACATGACTGGATGGCTCCTGAGCTTCAGACACATTTAGCTGCCAACGGTGGCGATATAACCACAATGCTCAACCATGCTGAGTCATTGCGTAGCGTTGCTAAGATTGCAGCCGTTGCTCCTGAGCACACACTTCAGGCAAGCTTTGACCCAGTAACTCCAATCCAAAAAGCGATTGGGTTTTTTCATAGCACCTTTACGCATCCACCGGGAACAACAGCTGACATTAGTAACATTCAAGCACAGCTTCAGAAGAATGGCTACGGTCAAAACCTTCAGCTAAATCAACCTTGGAATG